CGAACAATACCAAGCAGAAGCTCATACGTCAGCGGTCCCCGGGTTTTCAACCACAATGAAGACACGACCACTAATAGTTGCAAAATTGGAAGAGTTTATAAGAAATAAACTAATTAAAGTGTACTCATCTCGGACAGTTAATGAAATGAAAACTTTTATTTGGAAAAACGGTAAGCCCCAAGCAATGAAAGGATATAATGATGATTTAATCATGGCCTTAGCTATTGCATGTTGGGTGCGCGATACTGCTATCCAAGCCAGCGCCCGCGATTTAAATTATCAACGAGCATTTGTCGATGCAATTATTACAAGTAGGACAACGATGAATACCCGAGTGTCTGGCCAGCATGGCTATGAAAAAGACAACGCGTTGGATGCTAAGATGACAGACGCACAACAACTTTACGAACAATACAAATGGATTATTAAGTGAGAAACTAAATGGCACGTACCCCTCCCAAAAACAACCCCGCGAATAGTCAGTCAGGATTATTTAAAGCATTAACAAGGCTCTTTTCGGGTCCTATTGTTAGTTATCGCTCGCAGTCCGGTCGACGCATCCGACGTCAACATCTGGATCGATTTTCTTCACGCTTTAAGTCCGCCTCGGGACAACAGTTTAAGAAAACTCTTTATAGCCCTCTTGATAATATTGCTGTCAACGCTATCTCTAATCAACGACGCTCAGAGCGTTATGTAGATTTTGATCAAATGGAATACATGCCGGAGATTGCATCCACGTTAGATATCTATGCAGATGAAATGACGACCTATTCGGAGTTGCGTCCGATGTTAAATGTTAAGTGCCCGAACGAAGAAATCGCGGCAGTCCTTAATGTTCTCTTTGATAGTATTTTGAATCTCAAGTATAACCTTTTTGGTTGGGCCCGCACCATGTGCAAGTATGGAGACTTTTTTCTTTACTTGGACATTGATGATAAATACGGAGTCCAATCCGTCATTGCTCTCCCGTCACAGGAAGTTGAGCGCCTAGAAGGACAGGACTCCACTAACCCCAACTACATTCAATACCAGTGGAACTCTGCTGGTATGACTTTCGAGAACTGGCAGATTGCTCATTTCCGGGTCTTAGGAAATGATAAGTATGCTCCGTATGGTACTTCAATTTTGGAAGCCTCTCGTCGCATCTGGCGCCAGCTAACGTTGATGGAAGATGCCATGATGGCATACCGAGTTATCCGCTCATCTGAACGCCGCGTGTTTAAGATTGATGTAGGCGCCGTGCCTCCAAACGAAGTGGAACAATATATGGAAAAGGTGGTGACAAACCTTAAGCGCCATCAGGTTATTGATCCTGCAACCGGCCGCGTTGACTTGCGCTATAATCCCATGTCCATTGAAGAAGATTACTTTATTCCTATTCGGGCTGGGTCTGCGACCGATATCGTTTCATTGGCCGGCGCATCAAATATTACAGCGATTGATGATATCAAGTATTTACGTGATAAGCTTTTCTCGGCTCTTAAAATCCCGCAGTCTTATCTGACAATGGGAGAGGGAGCAGAAGAAGACAAGAGCACCCTGGCACAAAAGGATATCCGATTTGCCCGAACCATTCAGAGATTGCAGCGAGTCATCATTGCGGAACTCACAAAGATTGGAATTATTCACCTCTACACCCTAGGCTTCAGAGGCGACGATCTATTAAGCTTTACCTTAACGCTCAATAATCCTTCTCGGATTGCGGAACTTCAAGAGATTGAATTCTGGAAGAGTAAGTTTGATATTGCCGGCGCAGCCACAGAAGGCTTCTTCTCTCGACGATGGGTTACCGAGAACATCTTTGGGATGTCTCATGAAGAATTTGCGCGCAACCAGCGAGAAATGTATTATGACCGCAAACATGACGCAGCCCTTCAACAAGTTGCGGAAGCTGCTGCAGCAGCCGGCGCAGGAGGCGGTGGAATGGGCGCCGACCTTGGTGGCGATCTAGGCGGCGACCTTGGTGGTGATCTAGGCGGTGATCTTGGAGGAGAAGAGATGCCCGCTGGTGACGCCGGCGGAGAAGAGTTAGGTGGTGCAGAAGCAGGAGGAGAGGAAGAAACCCTTTTGGCAGTACCGCCCGGTTCCCGTAATGAACCCCGACTCACCCCCGGTGCTAAGGGAAAAGTATATCACCCCAAGGGTTCTCGGAAAAACCCCGGTGGAGATCGCCGTGTGGCCGGCGCCAGAATGCGCTCAAATGCAGCTAAGTATAGCCGCGAAAAAGGCAGCAGTACATTACGCAACATAGCCCCCGGAATGGGCGACTTACAATCCTTAGCAAAAATGGGTGGTGCCGCAACAGGTATTTATGAAAGGGAAGAGCCTACTTATAAAACAGGAGAGCAGATAGAAGAAACACAACTGTTTCAGATAAATGAATCCATTCGAGATCTTATTATGGGACTTGAAAGTAACGCAACCCCCACAACGGAGCAACAGGATGAAGAGTAGACACAACAAAAAGAGAAACAGCGCTTTTGTATATGAAGCTTTGATTAGAGAAGCCACTGTTGCAATTTTGAAAAAAGATCTTAAAAGACAGAAGACGGCCGTGAAGCTTATTAAGAGGCACTTTAAAGAAGACTCATTGCTTCGACGAGATTTAGAATGCCACCGGTCCCTGTATGAAAACCAGAACTTGGACAAAGAGACTTCGGAGAAAATCCTTAGAGAAGCAAAATTGGCCAGTCGGCTAATTGATTCCGAAGGTTTGTTTAAAGAGCAGAGCGTTTTGATTCATGATGTTAACAAGGAACTGGAGCCTTCTGTATTTAATAACTTTGTTCCGAACTATAAATCTCTTGCGTCTATCGCACGAATCTTCTCGGATAAAACATCCCCCAAGGATCAAGTTATATTAGAAGGCGAGATTATTAAAAACATGACCAACGCCCCAATAGAAACATCTCGCAGCGAAGAGATTGATAGTGTGGTGGTGAGAACATTTACCGAAAAGTTTAATCATAAGTATGACACGAACCTCTTAGAGGAACAGAAAGAACTCCTCATTTATTATATCTCTTCTTTTACAGACAATGCCTTAGAGCTTAAAGTATTCCTGAATGAAGAAATCGTCCGCCTCAAGGCATGCCTAACCGAGGCTAAGGCTAGCCCAGAAATTAAAAATGATCCGGATATGTTGGCCAAAACAGAAGAGATCATTGCGCGTCTAAAGGAATTCTCAAAGCGCTCAATAGATGACGAACTGTTGCTCACTGTAATGAAAACTCAAAGCTTAGTAAAGGAGATCTATACTGATGGCAGTCGTAGTTAGAATCGGCGCGGCCGCTGACGATGCGGTAGTCCGTCTGGAGATGGACATCCGCAAAAGCATGAACGGAGATCTTATGATTTTTGATCATGGCGACATTGATATTGTATTGTCAACAAAGAATAACAAGATCACCGCGTTCCCCAAAGAAACAATGAACGATTTAGTTTACGGAGCACAGAACAGGCTTTTTGCCCACTTGCGCAAAAAGGGACTCGTGATTGGTGACTCTATTCAAGCCGGCTCCTTTTTTGGCTCTTTTGAAGCTTTGATGGAAGAAGCCTCCTCCCCTGATTTAAGCACTCCCAAACTAGCTCTTATTAATATTTCTAACTTTATCGATGAAGAGCGCCCGTACTTTGAGTCCACAGAGGCTATTATCTCTATGACTGATGACGAACTTGTCCATCCGGATAAGGCCGACTCCACCGAATTGGGAGAAGTCCCACAACGCGATGAGCAAGGATCGATCCGTCCGGGCTATATTAGAGATCCCTACTCGTTGAGTTATTTATATACTATTTAGGAAATTCTTATGTCTGAAATGAAATTGATAATGGAGAACTGGCGACAGTATGAATCTAGAGAAAAACTCTTGTCGCGGTCGGATTATATTACAGGGGTATTGGGGGTACAAATCCCTCTATCAGAAGATGGAAATACGCTTCAGTCTTATTCTCCCGAATTAATTGAAGAGATTTTAAAAGAACAGCAATTAATTGAACAGTGGTGGGGTGGCGAAGATGTTCTCCTTGAGGGTCCAATTGGAAACTGGTGGCAGGGCACCAAAGAAAAAATCGCGACTTATCCCGAAACAATGCAGATGCTTTATAGGGCTACTACCGATTCCAACAAGCTTCCAGCATTTACGAAAGCCATGAACCGGCGTGGGCTGGGAATCAAAGAAAAGATAATGAAATTCATTGATTTCCTTATTGCGAAGGCAAGCGGCATTCAAAACGCCGTCATGCAAAAACTGGCACAATGGGCTACATCAATCAAAAACGCCATAGAAAAAGCACTTGAGTGGGTGAACAGTATTACGAAGCCTTGGATGAAAGCTCTTGGTCTTGTAGCACTAAGTGTTGGTCTACAATTTGCTTGGAGCAAGGTCGCCGACTTCGCTCAAGAATTCTTTAGATGTGGCGGAGAGGACGAAGAAGGTCCAGCAGGGGCAGTACCCGAAACCGCTGGCTCTGTCCGCGATGTCGCGAAAGGCTGCTTTTTGAATGTTGCCAAAAAGTTTTTAAAAGATAAAGCCCAAGAGCTTTTTGGCGGCGCGCTCAAGAAGCTTTCTGATGAGGGTGCCGCCATGGTTACAGGAGGCGTTACAAAGTTTTGGGGTTGGCTAAAGGCAATTGCCAAGGGCGTAGAGTTTGTTGTGGCTTCATTGGCGCCCGTGTTGAAATTTTTTAAAAGTAGGGGAGGGCTCGGGCCGGAGAATCCGCTCGGAGACATCACCCAGCCTACACCAGCACCAACGTAGAGAACAGAATAATGACAGAACTATTAACATTCATATTAGCAGCCTACGGGTTCACCCAAATTCTAGTATACGGAAAAGTTTTAGATGGGTTAAGACCAACTAAGGGGTGGCTTGGTCAAATGTTTTCGTGCCCCATGTGTATGGGTTTTCATGTAGGATGGATTTTAATGCTACTTTCTCCCTATACAGAACTATTTAATTTTGATGTAACTCCTGTAAATTATTTTATTTTAGGTTTCGTTTCATCAGGAACATCGTATGTTCTTAATATGCTGTTTGGAGATGAAGGATTAAACCTCGCGAAGAAAAAGGGGGAATGGGATTTATGAATATTTCAATATGGACACGAAAATGGATGCTGCAGCCAGTAAGAAACTGCTGCAAAGGTTCTTAACTATGGCTAAAGTTTTATTACGAGAATATTATGCCCTGTGCGAAGGTGGCGTGTGTCAAGATTTGTTAACCGAAGAAGAGAAGCGATTCGTTTCTAATGGCGGTATGATGCTGTCCGGCAAACTGCAGGAAGCTGATGTCCAAAATGGAAACGGCCGTATTTATCCCTTTAAGGTTTTAACGCGCGAGGTCCAAAATTATAAGAAGCTCGTAAAAGAACGGCGCGCCCTGGGAGAATTAGATCACCCTGATGATTCAGTTATTAATCTGAAGAATGCTTCTCACATGGTTACCGATGTGTGGATGGACAATAAAAATGTGATGGGGAAAGTAAAAGTTCTCGACACTCCCTCCGGCAACATTCTCAGAGGACTAGTTAATAGTGGTGCCCAGCTTGGCATCTCTTCACGCGGAATGGGATCCGTCAGCGAAGCTCAAGGGCAAACTATCGTGGAAGATGATTTCCAGCTTATTTGTTTTGATTTTGTGTCGGAGCCTTCAACCCCCGGCGCATATATGATGAAAGAAGCAAAGGATTTGAGCACCCCTAACGTGTTCACCAAAGCAGATCGTATTAATCGATTGCTTAACGAGGTATTAGACAATGAGTAAACAATGGAGCAGCTTTAAGGAAAACCAGCAACACACTGATGCATGGCGCGAGTATTTGAACGAGGAGATGAGCAGCCGAATGGTAAAGGCTCGCTTTAAAGACAAGCAGAAATGCCTGCCCGATGGCGGCACCGAGGAGTGTCCGTGCCCCGACGCCCAAGGCGAAAAGAAAGAAGAATTGCCGGAGCAACCCATTGACCAATCCCAATTTATGGAGCCGGTCAAAGGATTTCAAGATTTGAATCAGGATTTGTTTCAGGGAAGACTGGATGATGCTGCCATTATGCGCGAATATCAACAGTTCTTACGAGCCCAGAATATTAAAGTTGTGGATCAGGGTAAAGAGCTTGACTTGTCAGAGATCCGGAATCCATTCCGGCGCCGGCAGGCAGTAGAGCGCGGAGCAATGGAACACGAGCGCAAGCCTAAGATCGGGAAGCTGGAAGATCTGGAGAAATATCCTAATCTTTATAAGCTTGTGGCAACCGGTCTTAAATCAGATGAGTACCAAAAAACTGTTTTAACGATTTTTCAAAATGCTGGCTTTGGTGACGTAAGAGAATTTGCCTCTGCCTATATTCAAACACAACCCGAAGAGCAGCCCGCACAACAGCAGCAACA